TCAGTGTACACCGCTCACATACGCGTCCAGCTGGGCCGTATATTTGGCGTCCTCGGCCTCCCGGATATGCTGGTAGACCCGCCGGGTGGTCATGATGTCAGCGTGGCCCAGAAGCCGCTGGGCCACCATGTCCGGGACGCCGGCGTAAAACAGGTTCGTGGCGAACAGGTGCCGGAACTGGTGGGCCGTCACCAGCGGCTTGTACTCCAAGCGCTCGGCGGTATGGGCGGGCGTCAGCGAGGTGGCCGGCACTTTATATTTCGCCATGTAGCTCTCACAGAGACCCAGCTGACGGCAGTACACGACCCACCGCCGCCGGTACTGGCACTGGGTGAGCGGCGTATCCGCACCGGACATAACATAATCCTCGGGGCGGTGTGCTGCCTTGCCTGCCTCAAGCAGGGGCCGCAGCGGCGACAGGATGGGGATGCTCCGGTAAGCATTTTCCGTTTTCAGTTTTTCTTTATAGGGCTGGTTCTTATACCACGGCATCGCCTGCATCGGGGTGATCGTACCCGCAGCCAGGTCCACATCCTGCCAGCGCAGGCCGTTGGCCTCGCCCATCCGCAGCCCCGTATACTCGAACAGCCACGCCCAAAAGCCGCAGCCCTCGGGGTGGGCGTTGATGAGCCTGCGCTGTTCTTCGGTGGGCTCTTTCCGGCGGCCATACTGCATCCCGGAGGGCAGCTTGGCTAGCAGCGCCGGATTGTTGGTGCCGTGGTACTCCGCGCACCAATAGGAAAAGATGCAGGAGATGACGCCCCGCGCATTTGCGATAGTATGCTTGCTCTTCCCTGCTACCTTCATCCTTTCCAGATAACCGCGCACCGCCTGTGCGTCGATGTCGTTCATCACGGTGTCGCCGAAATACTCCCGGGTAGGCTTGATGTGAAGACGGTAGGCATTGACGGTCCCCTTGCGGATGGGGTGCAGCGGCCCGGTGATATAATCTTCGTAGGCTGTGGCTATCTGCCGGTAGGTGTAGCGCCTTTCTTTTGGCGACAAGCATTCCAGCTGATAGTCCTGCACCGCCTGCTGATACTTGCGTTCTGCCTCGGCTTTGGTCTTTCCGTAGAAGACGCGGGGCTTCGGCAGGCCGACCCGGCGGTTGATGCTCACCCGGCGGACGGGTTTCTTTTTTGTCGTTCCCATATTTTTGCTACCTCCATCAGGGTACACTTTGACAAGCCTGCCCGATGGTGGTACAATACAGCCGTGTAGCTCTGCATTGTTCCACTTCGTGGGCAAGCTGCTATTGAAACGCTCTCGGTGTTCCAGCGCCGGGGCGTTTTTGCATTTTATAACGGTCAGGTCTGCGTTTCAGGGGTATACTGAGCTTCAAGAGAAAAGAAAGGAGTTACGTCTATGCTCTTCGCGCCCAAAAAGCCGGTCGAGGCAGCCCCGGCGAACAAGGTCGAGCTCCACCCCGAATATCGGGGCTTCTCCGTCAAGATAAACGACACCGAGATCCACAAGGTCATGGGATGCCATACCAAGTACGATTCGGAGGAGGGCATGGTCATGACGCTGCGAATCAGAGTAGATGACTTTTGCATCCGCTAAGGCCTGAGCTTACTGAAAACGTCCAGCAGGCAGGAAAGCCCTCTGCTCAAGCGCGACTCCTCGTATTCCAGCGCCGCATCTTTCAGTTCGCAGCCCCCATGGGTGTACATACTGAGGAACCCGGCTTCTTGCAGCTCGCACAAGGCCGCATAGGCCTCCGCACCGGGGATGCCATCCAGCGCCGCGTCTTCATCCGCGATGAGAAAGTCCATGGCCTGACGCCTACCCAGCACACGCCGGCGCTTCTTGTAAGCCCGGTACAGCCGCCGCAGCACCTTCTCAGCATCTTTTGTCATTCGATTCCTCCCCGCCCTCGATGCATCCGCACCGGGGGCATTTTTTGTCTACAAAGACCTCTTTCAGGCGACTACAAACCTGCGCAACGCTTGTAGTCAGAAAAAAGTGAGTGTTCATGCGGGTTTTCGGGGTTTTGTATACGTTGTCTACCATAATCCTTATACAGACCCTGAATAGAAGAAAATAAGAATATACACGCGTATATATAGCCTTATAGCCTTCCCGTGAGGGATTTATAGGGATTGACGTAGTTTTGTAGTCCTGTAGTCAGACCCAGTGCAACCAGCCAACGGCCTTGCCCTCGATCTGCACGTCGTTCATGTCCTCTTTGCGGCGGATGATGGACTCAAAGGCCGAGTTCTCGGGCCGCAGCTCGATATAGTCCGGGTGGAGGTAGACCCGTTTCAGTGTAGCTTCCTCGCCGATTCGTACCGCAGCGATCTCGCCGTTCTCCACTTCGGGCTGGATGCGGATGAACACCGTGTCCCCGTCGTGGATGCCCGCGCCGGTCATGCTGTCGCCGTGGCACTTGAGGGCGAAATCACAGCGCATATCCTCCGGGGCGTCCACCTCCCCTTCCCGGTTCTGGAGAGCGGTGATGGGGTCGCCGCAGGCGATGGCACCGATGAGCGGCACCTTCTTCATTTTGGGCAGCGGGATAAAGCCGGGAGGGATTGCAGGAGCACCTTTTGCCACCGTCTTTCTCTCAGGCGAGACATCATACCCCATGAGCCATGCTTCCGATACGTCCAGTACCCGGGCCAGTTCATACACTGCGTCCTGTTTCCCTTCCCAATCTCCCTTGAGGTAGTGCGAGATGCTGTACTTCGAGATGCCAGAAAGCGTAGCCAGCTCAATCTGCTTCATCCCCCGCATCGTCAAGCCCTCTCGTAGGCGTTGAGCGAAAGTTGCTGTCTTTTTTGCCATAAGGATAACCCCTTTCTTTTCGATCTAGTGTAAGTATAATTTATCAGTTGCGAAAAATCAATACCGTTTGCGATAAAAATTGTGAAATCTCTATTTTTGTGTTGACAATCAGGAACCGGGGTGATACACTGAGGCCGTGGTTGCGAATCCACAACATTTCAGACAGGAGGTGAAACATATGCCCGACATGGATTATACCCTGCTGCGAGGACGCATCCGGGACTGCGGGCTGACCCAAAAAGAGCTGGCGGAAAAAGCCGGAATCAGCGAGGGACAGTTCTGTCAGAAGTTGGCCGGGAACTATGTCTTCCGACAGGATGAGATCGACCGCATCTGCGCCCTGTTGAGCATCCAGCCCACGGACATCGGTCAGTATTTCTTTTTGCCGAAAAAGTTGTGATTTAACAACATCGAAATTGGAGGACAATGATGGCCGACATCCAAGTTTTCAATCATCCCGAGTTCGGGAGTATCCGCACGTTGGACGATGGCGGACGCACCCTCTTCTGCGGTGCTGACATCGCCAAGGCGCTCGGATACAGCAATCCCCGCAAAGCTCTTACCGACCACTGCAAGGGCGTAACGAAATGTTACTCCCCCACCAACAGCGGCGAGCAGGAGATGAACTTCATCCCCGAGTCCGACCTTTACCGGCTGGTGTTCAGTTCAAAGCTCCCTTCCGCCGAGAAGTTCACCGACTGGGTCACCACCGAGGTGCTGCCTAGCATCCGCAAGAACGGTCACTACATGACCCCCGCAGCGCTGCGGGAAGCGATCCTGAACCCGGACACGGTGATCCAGCTCTGCCAGCAGATCAAGGCCGAGCGGGAGAAGAGCGCCCGGCTCACCGCTGAGAACGCGAAGCTGACCGCCGCCAACGAGATCATGCAGCCCAAGGCCGACTACTTCGACCAACAGGTAGCTGCGAACCAGCTCACCGGGCTGAACGAGACCGCCGACGCCCTGCGCATCCCCCGCCGGACCTTTGTAGCGTGGCTGGTCGAGAGGAAGTACCTGTACCGGACGCCCTACAACAAGCTGGTACCCAACGCCGAGAAGAACGACGGCCTGTTCCAGCCCAAAGAGTACACCAGCAGCGGCGCTCCTTTGAACGGCACCCAGACCATGGTGACGCCCAAGGGCCGCGAGACCTTCCGCCTGATGCTGTTTGGCGCCAAGAAAGATTAAGGAGTGACCCGACCATGAAACGTCCGGAAGCATGGCATGACGCCTACAGCGCCATCTACGGCAACCTCGGCTGCATCCGCCTGACGGTGGAGCAGGCCGCCGCCCAGATGGGCACCACTGCAAAACGCGTCACCCAGCAGTACCCGGACGGTTGGAGTGGGCGGGGCCGGGGCAAGACCATCCGGCTGGACACCCTGCTGGATCAGGAATTCAACTGTTACTGAGGAGGAATCACAAATGAAAATTAGCCCGAACGCTCAGCTGCAAATCCAGATGAGAGAGGATGGAAACCCTACGATTTACATCTGCGGCACTGAGATGGAACAGAAAGCCCTTTGCGCCGCGCTGATTGCCGAGGTTTGCATGAGGCAAAGTAACCCGGCAGCATTGCTCAGCATAGTGACTGCCGCCGCAGACCTTATGGATAGCATGGAGGAGGCCACCGATGAAGAAGCATGATAACATCGCCGTCACCGGTGTGGTGGCCCTGCTGGCCCTCATCGGGGCCGTCAAGGTCGCCCAGACCGCCTGCGCACTCACCGCCCTCGCACTGGCCCGCTGGGGCGGCTGGGACATCGCGGAGGCCGCGCAGGCGGCACCGGTCATCCTCGCGGCAGCAGCCGGCGGGCTTACCATTTTCCTGCAGGGACTGTACGAGGATGGCCGTTACACCGAAGAAGCGGAGCGGCACGACGTATGAGCCGCCCCACCGTCGCATGGTACACCGTCTACCTCGCCGCCTCCGACGAGATAGCAGCCTGCGGCACCGCTGAGGACTGCGTAAAGACGCTGGGGCTGTCGAGTGTCCCTGTCTTCCGTAGCATCGTAAGCCACACCCGGCATATGCCGAAGCAATACCCGAAGTACATCATCGTCACCGAACGAATCAAAAGGAGCGAACTACCATGAAAACCATCAAAGTCAGACTGACCTTCCTTGAGCCGCTGCTGGGCACCTGGCCTGCCAACCCCAATGTGGCCCGGGAGTACATCGCCAGCAAGTCGCCGGACGCCGGCAGCATCGAGGACGAGGTGGCCGCACTGGGCGCAGAGGCCGCAGCCGATAAGGCGATGACCATCTTCCCCCGTGATGCCGAGGGCCGGCCCATCCTCTACGATTACCAGGTCAAAGGCTTCTTCAAGGACGCCTGCGGGATGCTGGGCCGCATCGGCGGCAAGACCGAGACGGGCAAGAAGCGGGCCGTCAACGAGAGCGGGAAGCTCACCGCCTACAAGAAGATCATCGACGGCCTCATCTTCGTCAACCCCCGCCAGATCCCCCTGACGGTCATCGGCGAGATGAACGAGTGCCAGCGCCCTCTCCGCGCCCAGACGGCGCAGGGCGAGCGGGTGAGCCTCGCCAACAGCGAGCAGATCCCGGCAGGCAGCACCTGCGAGTTCGAAGTGCTCTGCATGGACGACGCCCACGCGGCTGCGGTGATGGAGTGGCTGGACTACGGCCAGCTCCGGGGCCTCGGCCAATGGCGCAACTCCGGCAAGGGCCGGTTCCGCTACACCCTTCTGGGCTGAGTGCAAGGGCATTGCTCCGCTTCGTCTGGCAATGGCTAGGCCCCGCGAAGCATAGCAATGGCTTTGCTCAGGACAGCCTCGCTTTGACCCGCAAGGGCAATGGGAGGCATAGCACCGACTTGCAAAGGCAGAGGATAGTACAGCCACGGTCTGCGAGGGCATTGGATGGCCCAGCTATGCAACGGCATTGGATGGACCTGATGAGCATTGCGACGGCTATGTTGAGCAGGGCTAGGTTTAGCCAAGCGACGGCAAAGTCATGTTCTGATTAGCACAGCACCGCAAAGGCAAAGCACGTCATGGCCAAGCGTTGATACGCATCGCAAAGGCAAAGCGAGGCTCTGCGCGGCGTTGCAACGGCATAGCATTGGGACGCTAGGAGAGGCAACGGCATAGCATTGGGACGCTAGGAGAGGCAGAGCAATGGCACAGGACAGAACAGCTCCGAACTGCAAAGCGTAGATTCAACAGAATCTTTTTATAAAAGGAGCGATTTACAATGACTTTCAATCTGAATCTTTACGGTGACTCCCCCGCCGAGCTGCGGGCGCTCATCAACGCACTGGCAGACCTTCCGGGCGGACTCACCATCGAACACACCCCCAGCGCCCCGCACCCTGCACAGCCCCAGAGCGAGGCTGTGGCGCAGCCGGACAAGTCCAAGGTCCCGGCACCCGCCAAGCCCAAAAAGGCCGCACAGAAGCCCGCAGCAGCCCCTGCGGAGGCACAGGCAAACCCTAATGCAGCCGAAGCCCCGGCGTCTCCTGCGCAGGCGGATACCGCACCGGCGTCCTCGACCACCTCGCCAGAACCCAAGGCTGACCCCGCCGTGCTGGACAAGATCCGCGACCTCGCCCGCAGCCTCATCGTACAGGGCAAGCGGGACGGCGTCCAGCGGGCCATCAAGAGCGCCGGCGCTGCCGCCATCTCCAAGCTGCCGCCGGAGAGCTACACCGCAGTGTGGGAGCAGCTGCTCAAGCTGAAAGACGAGGTGGACGCAGATGCCGCCGGTTAAACACGCCCTGCTGGGGGCCTCCAGCGCGGCCCGGTGGCTGGCCTGCCCCGCTTCGGCCCGGGCCACCGAGGGCCTTCCGGACGATGAGACCCCGTATGCCGCCGAGGGTACCCGGGCGCACGAGATGTGCGAGACCGCCCTCCGGCGCAAGCTGGCAAAGTGGGAGGATGGAAAACCCTTTGATCTGCTGTCCGACTGGGCGCAGCAGTCAATGCCGACAGAGATGTTTAATGCCGCCAACCGGTACACCTCCTTCATCCACGAGCTGTGGGTCGGCTTTCCCCGCCGCCCCAGCGTCTTCATCGAGCAGGAGGTGGACGTCAGCGAGTGGGTACCCGGCGGCTTCGGCACCTGCGACTGTCTGCTCATCGGCGGCGGGCTGCTCCACATTGTAGACTTCAAGTACGGGCAGGGCGTTCCGGTCAGCCCGGTGCACAACCCCCAGCTCATGTACTACGCCCTCGGAGCTTACGCCCTTTTCCGGGACATCGACGACATCGACACCGTCTGCATGAGCATCGTGCAGCCCCGCATCCAGACCGAGCCGGAGACATGGCAGCTGCCCCTCGCCGACCTTCTGAGCTGGGCCAGAGAGGTGCTGCGGCCCGGGGCCGAGAGGGCGTGGAAGGGCGAGGGCGGCTTCTGCCCCGGCGACCACTGCAAGAAGACCTTCTGCAAGGCTTACCCCAACTGCCGGGCATGGCAGGATAAATACGGCCCACTGGCCGGCTTCGAGCCGCTGCCGGAGGCCGCTACGCTGAGCGACGAGGAGCTGGGCGCGTGGCTGGCCAAGGTGCAGGGCCTCGCCGCCTACGCCAAAGATCTCGAGGACTACGCCCACGACGCCCTTCTGGCCGGGCGCAGCCTGCCCGGCTGGAAGCTGGTGCAGGGCCGCAGCACCCGCAAATGGACCGATCAGGACGCGGCCTTCCAGCAGATGGAGCGCAGCGGCATCGACGAGGCCCTGCTGTACACCCGCACCCCCATCTCCCTGACCGTGGCCGAGAAGATGATCGGCAAGAAGAAGTTCGCCGAGCTGATGTCGGCCTTTATCACCAAAGCCCCGGGAGCACCCAAACTGGCCGCCGCCGGCGATCCCCGCCCGGAGTACAACGCATTAGAGGGCTTCACGCCCGAGGAGGACTAGTATGAATACAAACGAAGTCATCATCCCCTGCCGCCTTTCCTACGCCAACATCTGGGAGCCCAAGCAGGTCAACGGCACCGGCGATCCCAAGTACAGCTGCTGCCTGCTCATCAAGAAGACCGACACCGCCGCCCTCGCCAAGCTCCGCGCCGCCATCGAGGCGGTCAAGAAGGATCCCAAAGCACTGGCCAAGTGGGGCGGCAGCGTCCCCAAGAACCTGAAAAGCCCCCTGCGGGACGGCGACGAGGAGAAGGACGACGAAAACTACCTCGGCTGCTTTTTCCTGAACGCCAACGCCGCCGAGAACCGCCGTCCCCGCATCATCGACCGGGCCTGCAATGAGGTGCTGGATCAGGAGGAGGTCTACAGCGGTTGCTACGCCAACGTCAAGGTCGGCCTCTTCGCCTACAGCGCCAGCGGCAACAAGGGCATCGGCGCGGGCCTCGAGGTCATCCAGAAGGTGCGCGACGGCGAGCGCCTGTCCGGCGGCAGCAGCCTCGAGGGCTTCGAGGTATTGACCGATGAGGACGACGACCTGCTGGATTGATCGATACGCCGGAGACCCGCACATCGGGCCTCCGACCTTTTTGAAAGGAGTACCCTGTGAAATTTATCACCGTAGACCTCGAGACCTACTCGCCGCAGGACATCGCCAAGGTCGGTGCCTACCGATACGCCCAAGACCCAGAGTTTCAGGTGCTGCTGTTCGGTTATTGCGCAGAAGATTCAGCTGCACCGACAGTGCTTGACCTGACGTTGGAACCTGACCCACGGTGCTGCCTTTATGCGAGTATGCCGTGGCTGTTCGATGCCAGCTACACCAAGCGGGCGCACAACGCCGCCTTCGAGTGGTGGTGTCTGTCTGAGTACATGGAGCTGAGCTGGGAACAGCGGGTGCTCTGGCTGCAGCAGTGGGAGTGCAGCATGATCCACGCCCTCTACTGCGGCCTGCCCGCCCAGCTGGGCGCCCTCGGCAAGGCGCTGCAGCAGCCGGAGGATGCCCTCAAGATGAAAGAGGGCAAGGCGCTGATCACCTACTTCTGCAAGCCCTGCAAGGCCACCAAGGCCAACGGCGGACGCACCCGCAACCTGCCCCGGCACGACCCCGAAAAGTGGAGTCTGTTCTGCAAGTACAACGGCATGGACGTCATCGCCGAGCGGGCCAACGACCGGAAGCTGGCCCCCTGGCCGGTGCCGGAGGAGATCATGCAGCAGTGGCGGGAGGATGTGGAGATGAATGCCCGGGGCGTGGCCGTGGACATGGATCTGGTGGATGCCGCGCAGGACCTCCTCGAGCGGAACGCCCTGCCCCTCAAGGCGGAGCTGAAGACCCTGACCGGACTTGTCAACCCCGGCAGCAGAGTGCAGCTCCTCGGCTGGCTGGAGAACCGGGGGCTGAAGCTCCCCGGCCTCGGCAAGGACGTGGTAGACGACGCCCTGAAGATGGAGCTGCCCTCAGACGTCCGCCGGGCGCTGGAGCTGCGCCAGCAGACCAGCAAGGCCAGCAACTCCAAGTACAAGACCATCGCCCTGAGCCGAGGCCCGGACGACCGGATCCGGGGCACGCTGCAATTCTACGGCGCGTCCCGCACGGGGCGCTGGGCCGGGCGGCTGCTGCAAAGCCAGAACCTGCCCCGCACCTACCTCGACCATCAGGCCGAGTGGCGGGCCATCGTCCAGAGCCGCGACCTTGAGGGCCTGCAGCTCCTCACCGATAACGTCGCAGACACCCTGAGCCAGCTCATCCGCACGGCGCTGGTGCCTGCCAAGGGCTGCACCTTCGTGGACGCCGACTTCTCCGCCATCGAGGCCCGGCTCATCGCGTGGCTGGCAGGAGAAGAATGGGTGCTGGACGTCTTCCGCACCACCGGCAAGATCTACGAGGCCACCGCAGCCCGCATCTTCGGTGTGCCGTTCGAGAGCATCGTGAAAGGCAACCCCAACTACAAGTACCGCGCCCGGGGCAAAGTGGCCACGCTGGCGCTGGGCTACGAAGGCGGGGTATCCGCCATGAAGCGGATGGGCGGCGATGCGCTGGGCCTCGACGACGAGGGCCTGAAGGACATCGTAAGCCGCTGGCGCAAGCAGAACCCCAACATCCGCAGCCTCTGGAAAAAGATGCAGGACGCCGCCGTCCACACCATCCGCACTGGGCAGACCACGAGGCCCCGGGCAGGCGTCATCTTCCGCAAGGAGATGAGCCGGAGCGTCCCCTTCCCTTTTCTGACCATGGAGCTGCCCAGCGGACGGAAACTCTTCTACGCGGACCCGAAGCTTGCCCGGGAGGCCAACTGGCGGGGCGACCACGAGATTTTATATAAGGAATGGGACAACGGCAAATGGCAGGAGTCCAAGACCTACGGCGGCAAGCTCACCGAGAACCTGACGCAGGCCGTAGGCCGGGACTGCCTCGCCTTTGCGCTGGATAATCTACGCCGGGCAGGCTACCGGGTGGTCTTCCACATCCACGACGAGGTAGTCATTGAGCTGCCGAACACGCAGGACGCGGAGGCCGCACTGGAGGACGTGATACGCATTATGAGCCGTGTGCCGCCATGGGCCGATGGGCTGCCCCTGAGCGCCGCAGGCTGGCACGGAGATTTCTTTACAAAGGACTGAGGACGATGAAAGTACTTATCGCCTGCGAAGAATCGCAGGAAGTTTGCAAGGCTTTCCGCGCGCAGGGTCATGAAGCCTATTCGTGCGACCTGATAGAGCCATCTGGCGGACACCCGGAATGGCACATTCTCGGTGACTGCTTAAAGGCCATCGAGGGAGGGCAGGTCGTGACCATGGACGGAACCGTGCATGACGTGCCCCGCTGGGACATGATCATCGCATTTGTCCCCTGCACAAAGACGAGCAACGCAGGAGCAAGACACCTGTACAAGGGAGGAAAGCTCAATCTTTCCCGGTATTATGAGGGATTGTGCGGCAAGGCGCTTTTTCTTGCCGTGTGGGCAGCTGATTGCGAAAAAGTGGTGATTGAGAATCCTACCCCCAGCAAGATTTTTGATTACCCAAAGCCTACGCAGGCAATCCAGCCCTACGAGTACGGACATCCGTACAGCAAGAAAACGCTACTGTGGGAACGCGGTGTACCGCCGCTGCACCCGACAAACATCGTAGAACCTACCGCGACATGGTGCCCGTCTGGTTCCTACTCGCACAAGCATGGTGAACAACACAAGGGCATGTTTACCACTGACCGCGCAAAGAACCGTGCAAAAACTTTTCCGGGCGTTGCAAAGGCTATGTCCGAGCAATGGGGATAGGAGGGCTAACAATGAAAGAAACGACAACTAAGGCCCCATCGGCGTTGTTCACCTGCACCTGCACCTGCGGGGCGGTGCCCTACGACGCAGAGAAACGCCCGAAGGGCAAAGTGGCCGTGGCCCGCTGGCGCAGAAACCGGGGCTGGGTCGTGGTCTGCACCCGCTGCGGCAGGGTCGGAGAACCCGGGGACTGCCCGGCGGACGCCTGCGCCCGCTGGGAGGGCCGCCGGTATCGGCATGAACCATAAGAGGAGGACAACTATGAGCGACACACTGAAGATCTGCACCGGTCCCAGCCGCATGGCCACCGAGTGGGCGCTGCACGAGCTGAGCTGGGAGGGCTTCGCCTCCACCCTCTCAGACCGGATGCAGCAAAACTGCGGCACCGAGACCCACGCAGAGTACATGGCCCTGCCCAAAGCGCAGCAGGCCGACCTCAAGGACGTGGGCGGTTTTGTGGGCGGCACCCTGCGGAACGGAAGCCGCAAGCGTGGCTGCTGCACTGGGCGCAGCCTCATCACGCTGGACATGGACAACTGCGCCCCCGGAAGCACCGAAGACTGGGTCGCGGCCATCAAGAGCATCGGCACAGCAGCGGTCTACTCCACCCGGAAGCACGACCCGGAGCACCCACGGCTGCGGGCCATCTTCCCCACCGACCGGGTCATGCAGCCGGAGGAGTACCAGCCCTGCGCCCGGATGCTGGCCCAGACGCTGGACGCCACGATGGCCGTGTTCGACTCCACCACCTTCGAGGCCGAACGGCTGATGTACTGGCCCAGCCGCAGCGCCGACAGCGACTGGGTCTGCGAGGCCACCGAGGACGGCAGCCGCATCTGCGTGGATGACCTGCTCTGGCTTTACCAGGACTGGCACGACGCCCGCAGCTGGCCTGCCTGCCCCGCAGAGCAGCAGGTCAAGCTGCCCGGCGGCAAGCAGGCCGACCCTACGGCCAAGCCCGGCATCGTGGGCGCATTCTGCCGGACTTACGACATCCGGCAGGCTATCGAAAAGTTCCTGCCTGGGGTGTATGTGGATGCAGGGGCAGGACGTCTGACCTACGCTGCAGGAAGCACTACCGCCGGCGCGGTGCTCTACGACAACGATACCTTTATCTACAGCCACCACAGCACCGACCCCGCGGGGGGTAAGCTGCTCAACGCATGGGACCTGGTGCGCATTCACAAATTTGGTGAGCTGGACGCGGACGCCGCCCCCGGCACGCCCACCGCCAGCCTCCCCAGCTGGCATCAGATGCGGGCGCTGGCCGAGGCCGACGGCCCCACCTCTGCCCTGCTGCGGCAGGAGGCCGTAGACCACGCGATGGAGGGCTTCGAGCCGCTGCCCGAGGAAGACGCCGACCCGGATAAATGGCAGGAGAAGCTCGACCGCACCCAGAAGGGTGCCATCGCCTGCACCATCCAGAACGCATGGATCATCCTCGAGAACGACCCCGCCCTCAAGGGCCGTATCTGGATGGACACCTTTTCGGAGCGGCTGCGCTGCAAGGGGCCGTTCCCTTGGAACGACCGTGACGCCGAGCGGGACTGGTCGGACGAGGACGACGCAGGCGTCCGCTGGTACCTCGAGACCATCTACCACTTCAGCGGGGTCAACAAGGCCGCCGACGCCGTGGCCCTGACCGGAGGACGACACGCCAAAGACCCGGTGCGGGAGTACCTGCTGGGCCTCGTCTGGGACGGCGTGGAGCGCCTCGACACCCTCTTCATCGACTACCTCGGCGCAGAGGATACGGGGTACACCCGGGCCGTGACCCGCAAGATGTTCACCGCAGCGGTAGCCCGGTGCTTCCGCCCCGGATGCAAGTTCGACCAGATCTGCATCCTCAGCGGCAAGCAGGGCATCGGCAAGAGCCTGCTCCTCAGTCGGATGGGCAAGGAGTGGTTCAACGACAGTATCACCAGCTTCGACGGCAAGGAGGCCCGGGAGAACCTGCGGGGTGTCTGGATCGTAGAGCTGGGCGAAATGACGGCTTTCAGCCGCTCCGAGAGCGAGGCGGCCAAGCAGTTCCTCAGCCAGACGGAGGACAGATACCGGGCCGCTTATGGCCGGAGAACGGTGCAGTACCCCCGCAGGTGCGTGTTCTTCGGTACCTCCAACAGCTCCGATTTTCTCCGCGATGCCACCGGCAACCGCCGATACTGGCCCATAGATTGCAGCTACGAGCGGCGCACACGGGTCGTCCACGACGACCTGACCCCCTCCGAGGTGGACCAGCTGTGGGCCGAGGCCATGGCCCGGTACAACGCCGGAGAAGACCTCATGCTCCGGGACGAGCTGCACGCAGCAGCCCTCGCCGAGCAGCAGGCCCATACCGAACGGGACCCGTGGGAGGGTGCCATCGCCGACTTCCTCGAGCGTCCGCTGCCCCCGGGATGGCCCAAGATGACCGTTGAGGAGCGGGTCTGCTGGTGGGAGACCGGCCCCGCCGAGGGCGTCCATACGGCCTCCAGAGCCTCCGTCTGTGCCGCCGAGCTGTGGCGGGAATGCCTCGACCGCACCGGCAGAGACCTTGACCGGCAGCAGTCCAAGCGCATCGCCGCCATCATGAACGGCCTCCCGGGATGGTCTCCGGTCAAGTATCCCCTGCGCTGCGGACCCTACGGAATGCAGCGTTCGTGGAGGCGAAACGAGGAGTAATTACCACCCGAAAATCCGACTACAAACGATGGTCGAAACCACCGTTTTTGTCTACAGACGACTACAAATAAAAAGCTGACTACAGACTACAGAGAATCCAGCAAACTTTAAGGCAACAAAAGAAAAGAAGAACCGAAAACGCCGCTTGTCTACAAACGACTACAAAGGATTTTCCGTTTGTAGACAGCTTTGTAGTCAGGAAAAAGCGAGTGTTCATGCGGGTTTTCTGGTTTTGTCTACATTGTCTACAATAAAATCCCTTGGAAGGAGAAAAAGAAAAGAAAATAAGAAATGCGCGCGTACACGCGAGAGTCTTATACGCTTCACGTGAGGGATTTATAGGAAAACACTGATTTTTGTAGTCACGTAGTCAAACCGAAAATGGAGAGGAGAAACTACCATGCCGACAAATAAGCCACTTGAGAAAAGCATCGAGAATGTTCTGCGCAAGGCCGTGGAGGACGCAGGCGGGCTGTGCCTGAAGTGGACCTGCCCCGGACACAGGGGTGTACCTGACCGGATGATCCTCTTCCCCGGCGGCATCATCGCCTTTGTGGAGCTCAAGCGCCCCGGTGCAAAGGTCAAGGCGGGGGGATTGCAGGAGTGGTGGAGGATGAAGATCCAGAGCTTCGGCTTCCCCTGCTACGAGATCAGCACAGCCGAACACGTCAAGAACCTGGTCAGCTACCTGAGCACCCAGAGCTTCATGGCGCAGATGGCGAACGCCGACGACGCAGAGAGCGACGGGTCAGACGATAGCGGCTGTCCCTATGAGAGCGACGACTGACGCGCTCCCCTAAAAGAAACGGAGGTCAAAGCAATGCAGCAGTTTCACCCGCACCCGTATCAGCAGGCGGGCATCGAAGCGATCCTCGAGAAGCCCGGGGTGGCGCTCTGGATGGAGATGGGCCTGGGCAAGACGGTGGTCACGTTGACCGCCATCGACCAGCTGATCTACGACCGGCTGGAGATCAGCAGAGCGCTCATCATCGCCCCGAAGAAAGTCGCAGAGGCGACGTGGCAGGATGAGGCAGCCAAGTGGGAGCACCTGCGGCATCTGCGCCTGGCCACCGTGCTGGGCAGCGAGAAGCAGCGCCTCGCCGCGCTGGCTGCCCCGGCGGACATTTACATCATCAACCGGGAGAACACGGCGTGGCTGGTGCAGACGCTGGGCCGGAAGTGGGATTTTGACATGGTGGTGCTGGATGAGGCATCCAGCTTCAAGAACCATGCAGCCCAGCGCTTCAAAGCCCTCAAAGCCGTGCGCCCCCGCATCCACAAGCTGGTGGAACTGACCGGGACGCCCAGCCCCAACGGCCTGCTGGACCTCTGGGCGCAGGTCTGGCTGCTGGATCAGGGGCAGCGGCTGGGCAGGTACATCACCCACTACCGGCAGCAGTACTTCTGGCCCACCCAGTACAGCTACGAGCCGAAAGCCGAGGCTGCGGAGGCCATCCATACCGCCATCCGGGACATCGTCCTCAGCTTCAAAGCCGCCGACCACCTGACTCTGCCGGAGAAGATCACCGAGGACATCCCGGTGGTGCTGGACAAGCCTGCCAAGGCGGCCTACAAGAAGCTGGAGAAGGACTACCTGCTGGATGTGGACGGCGAGACCATCACCGCCCAGCAGGCGGCCACCCTGACCGGCAAGCTGCTCCAGCTGTGCAACGGCAGCCTGTACGACGAGGACGGCACGGTGCACCAGATCCACCGGTGCAAGCTGGATGCCTTTGATGAACTGATCGACGCGCTGGACGGCCAGAAAGCCCTCGTGTTTTACGGTTTCCGCTTCGACGAGGAGCAGCTCATCGAAACGCTGAAAACACGCCACAGGGGCCTCAGATTCGCCGTGCTGGACAATGAGCACGACGTAGCCGCATGGAACACGGGAGAGCTGGACGTTCTGCTGGCCCAGCCTGCCAGCTGCGCCTACGGGCTGAACCTCCAGCAGGGCGGGCATCACCTCATCTGGTACAGCCTGCCCTGGAGCCTCGAGCTTTACGCGCAGGGCGAAGCCCGACTCTACCGGCAGGGCCAGACCCAGAGCGTCATCGTCCACCGCCTCATCGTCAAGGGCGGAGCCGACGCGCTGGTGGCAAATGCCCTCACCCGCAAAGACACCGACCAGAACGCCCTGATGCAGGCCGTGAAGACCCGCATCCGAGAAGTGCAGAGAGGAGACCACCCATGAGCATCCGAGCATTCCGCAGGCTGACCCGGACACAGCGCCGGGCCTTTATCGACACCATCACCGACCCCCTCACCCGCCGGGTGTTCGAGATTGCATTCCTCGGCCCGGGCAAGGTCAGCTGGCAGAAAGCCGCCCTGCTCTACGGCGGCGGCATTTCCCCGGAAACGCTCCGGGTCTGGGTCTGGCGGGAGCTGCATCGCGCAAGCGCCCCCGCAGAGCGCCTGTAAGCGCTCCGTTTCGCCAGACAGCAGCTTTTTTTACGCCAAAGCACCAAAAGCCCCGCACAGAGCTTCGCGGCCGCTCGTCCGTGCAAATCGTAACGATTTTGAGGTTTTACCCATGCTATGCTTTCTGAGATAACGACACAGGAGGCCGAGCATGGGTTTTTCGAACGAGCGGATGAGGACAGCACAGCTGGCGGGCTGGTTCCTGCTGGAGGGCATCGAGCTGACCCCGGCGGGCAACCCCATCACCCAGCCGCAGGAGCTGCCCTTCGGGGTCGATCACCTCATCGGCTTCAATGAGCTGCTGACCTGCAAGCACCCGGAGAGCGCAGGGGTGCATTTCTTCCTCGACGACTACCAGTTCGAGCGATTCTGGCGTCAGCCGCAGCGGTATCTCGCCGCGCTGGCAAAATGCCCGTTGGTCATCGGGCCGGACTTTTCGCTGTACACCGACTTCCCCGCCCCACTGCAGCGGTGGAACCACTACCGCAACCAGCTGCTCACCGCATGGCTTCAGCAGCAGGGCGTCTGCGCCATTCCCGCCGCCGGATGGGCCGACGATGCCAGCTTTGACTGGTGCTTCGACGGCATCTCCCCCGGAGGGGCAGTGGCAGTAAGCACGGTGGGCTGCCTTGTGCATAGGCAGACGGAGGCCGGTTTTCTTGCAGGGCTGGAAGAACTGCTGCGGCAGGTGCAGCCCGAAGAGCTGCTGCTCTACGGCAGCGTGACGCCCGACATCGCAAGCCTCCTGCAAAGCAAGATCATTGCCATAGAACGGCAAAATCTGTGTATTGATGGCTTCTTCCCGGCGGTTGAGCCGTGGCATAATGACGTTCTGGGCATAGATGTACTGAGCCGCTTCGCTCGTGGCCCTGTTGCTGCTCTCCGTGATGCCCATGATTTCACGCGGAACACCAAAATGCTCAAGCACGGCATCCCGGAGGAACCTTCGCCCCTCCGTCATATCCATGTCGCGCATGTTCTCGGCCAGCTTCGTCACGGTCACGTTGCCGTCCAC